CCGGAATTTAAAGACGAGCCGCAGAAAAGCGAGCTGGAAGAGAAAGTCGAAAAGCTCTCCACCCAGCTTGGTGAACTGACCACCAAACTGAGCAGCATCACGGATGAGCAGGCGCGCATCCTGGCGGGTCAGGACGCGGAACCCGAGACGTACCTGTAAGCGCCGGCTTTAGTCTCTCACCCCATTTGTATAGGTAAACACATGCAAGAGCATACCAAAAAGAAACTGAGCGCCTACGTTCAGGCGGTCGCGCAGCAAAACGGCGTTGAGAACGCCACCGAGATGTTTAACGTCTCGCCGAACGGCACCCAGCGCATCATCGCGGCCATTCGTGAAAGCAACTGGTTCCTGAGCCGCATCAACATCATCACCGTGAAAAACCAGATTGGTGAAGCGATTGGTCTGGGCGTGAGCGGCATGATTGCCAGCCGCACTGACACCTCGGGCGACGGCGAGCGCAAACCGAAAGACTACCACGGCATGAAAGCCATGCCTTACGCCTGCGTGCAGACCAACTTCGACACGGCGATCCGTTATGCCAAGCTCGATGCCTGGGCGCACATGAAGAGCTTCAACCAGATTGTGTCCAAACACACCCGCGAGCAGATCGACGCCAACAAAATCACCGTCGGCTGGTTTGGTAAAACAGCGGCCTCGAATACGGATGCCGCCGCCAACCCGAACGGCGAAGACGTCAACAAAGGCTGGTTCCAGGCGATGCGCGAGCACAACGCCGAGCGTTTCATCACCGAAGGTGCACAAGGCTCCGGCGTCATCAAGATTGGTGAAGGCGGCGACTTTGCCAACCTCGATCTGGCGGTGCTGAACCTGAAAAACCTGCTGCACCCGGCATGCGAAAACGACTCTGACCTGGTTGCCATCATCGGCTCTGATCTGCTGGCCTATGAAAAGGCCAAGTTCTACGACGCGCACGGCAATACGCCGACAGAAAAGAGCAAGATTCAGGAGCGTCAGGTCATCGGTACCTATGGCGGCCTGCCGGCCGTATCGGTTCCGGGCTTCCCGTCAACGGGCATCATGGTGACCAGCTACGACAACCTGTCTATCTACATTCAGGAAGACTCGGTGCGCCGCACGGTCGGTAAGAAAAACGACGCCAAAGACCAGATGGAAAACTTTGAGTCGATGAACATGGCCTACGTCATCGAGCAGCTTGAAAAAGTGGCAGCGCTCGAGTTCGGCAACGTAAAACTCAACATCAACGGGGCGTGGGTATAACCGCGCCAGACTGACACCCTCCAATGCAGGCTCTGTCACGTTATCAATCTGGCTCCTACACAGATTGTTATTCGTGCACTGCTGCCTGCATTCCCTCAAAGGTGATGTATGGAATTTATCGGCAATAAAAGCGACGTGTATGCCTCCGAGCTGCCCGCCACGGATAACTTTCCCGCACTCAAAATTTCAGAGTTTCAGTCTCTGTTTCATTTCCTCAGCAATGAGACAGAGGCAGGCATTCTGCAACAGGCGAAAGTCTCGCGCATTAAGGTGCACCGCGAACTGGTCAATACCATCGCGCAGTACGAGAGCCTTGCCGCGCTCTCAAAGGACAAGTTCGGTGATGAAGAATCCGGTACCACGCTCTACACCCAGGCGGTGTTTGCGCTGACGGCCAGCGAACTGATCGGCATCCGCCTCAGCTCCGATGCCACCGCCGAAGCGGCAGAGCGTCAGGAAGCACTGAGCAGCAAGAAATACCATTGTGAGGTGCAGTACCGTCAGGCGGTGGACCTGCTGCTTCACGGGCAGGAAACCTACTGCTTTGAGGTGGTGTGATGAAAGCGCTGCAAAGTTTAACGGACTTGTTCAGACAGCACGTGACGGATGCCAAGAACTTCACCGTCTGGGCCGAAGACGGTGCGCTTTTCTGCACTCAGGGCGACAGCGTCGACGGGTTTGAACTCGAGTACACCGCCATCGTGTTTATGCAGGATGTCAGAGTGCAGCCGCACATTCTGATGATGCACTTAGTCTCCTGGATGAATACGCACGACCCGTACCGGATGGAAAAAGGGTTGCCGTTTCCGACCTTCGCCACCGAGCTACTGGATAACGGCCGCTGCGACATCAAAATCAAGATTGACCTGCGGGAAGCCTTCGCACTGCAAGCCAACCCGCAAGGAAACTGGCAACAACACGGCGAACGTTTTGAATGCGTGGGCGATTTTGCTGCCCGTGTCGACGAAGACGACCTGAACGAACTGGTGCTGTTTGTCGGCCATCTGGATGATTTGCCATGAACGAGCTCACGCTGAAAACACCGGATCAGCTTACTCAGGTGGTTGAGCGTCTGGTGCTGACCGCCACTGATAAACTGGATTTAAACCGGCGCATGGCCAACCGCGCGCGCCAGTTCTTCCGCGCTCAAATCCGGGCGCAGCGGGACATTGAGAATAACCCGTACCAGAGCCGCACAGGGCGCAAGAAAGTGAGCCTGTGGGACGGGACATCGTTACGCCATACCGTCAACAACAAGAACATGTTGATGGGCCTGTCGAAATCCCTGCGCACGCAGGCCGATGAACACCATTTTGAAGTGGGCCTTGCGGGCGTCGCCGGGCGCATCGGCCAGGAGCACAATCAGGGCAGCCAGCTCTCGTTTACCACCCGCGTGAATGGCTTCTTCGACAGCAGGACCGGACGCTGGCAAGGCGGGCGGCGGGTCAAACAGAACTATCAGATGCCCCGACGTACCTTCATCGGCTGGACGCCGGAGATCGAGCGCGAGCTGCTCGCCATGGCGGCCGGGCACTTTACAACTGACGTGGAAAGTTAAATGCAAACCATCAAAGTCAAACCACAAAAAGGGTTACTGGTTCGTGACCCGGAGACCCGGGAGCCGTTAAAGGCCGCGGGCGAAGAGAAGCCGCGTAACCCTTACTGGCTGCGTCGCATTAAAGACCAATCCGTCGTGCTCGTCACCACGAAAACGGCAACGAATAAGGAGAACGGCCAATGAGCATCAGCTTCTCAGAAGTTCCGGCCAGTGCTTATGTGCCCGGCATGTATGTCGAAATCGACAACAGTCTGGCCAACAGCGCGGAAGACCAGCAACGGTGCCTGGTGATCGGCAACGCGGTGGCGGGTGCCCCGGTGGCGCCCAACACCGTCGTATTGTGTATGGATGAAACCAAAGCGCAGGCGCAGTTCGGCGCTTCAGACATCGTCGACATGGTGACCTACTTTCGCAAGCAAGATGAAAGCATGCCCGTCTACGCCATCAGCGTGGAAACGGCCGATACCATGTCAGCACTGGCGGCTCTGGGTGACGTGCAATACCACCACATCCTCTGCTCGCTCAATGATGACACCACCATCCGCGATTTGGGCGAGTTTCTGGAAAAACGTTATCAGGCGCTGCAGCAGATCCCCGGCGTGGCTTATATCCCGAAAAAAGGCACCCATGCGGAGCTGATTACCTTTGCCAATAAAAGCAACTGCCCGCTGATCAGCTTTATGCCGGTGAACGCGCTCGGGAACTCTGCCGATGAAGCCCTGACGGATGCAGCGGCGATTGGTGCCTGGGCGGGACAAATTGCGCCGTCACTGGCGAACGACCCGTGCCGCCCGTTGCAAACGCTCAAGATGAGCGGCGTCTACTCCATTGCGGACACCGAGTTTGACTGGGCCGAGCGTAACCTGCTGCTCCACGAAGGCATGGGCACGTACGTCGTCACCTCCACCAAAGAAGTGCAGGTGGAACGCGCGGTCACCGCCTACACCGAAAACGCATCAGGCATCGCCGACAACAGCTACCTCGACATCATGACGCCAGCCACCGCGATGTATTTTCGTCAGAAACAACGTTCGCGCATCTTAAGCAAATATGCCCGTTTCAAAGTGGCCAAAGACGGCACCCGCTTTGCGCCGGGACAGGCGATTGTCACGCCCAGCATGTTCAAAACCGAGCTGCTGGCACTGTACAAAGAGCTGGAATACAACGGCATCGTGCAGGACTTCGACGGCTACAAGAAGTCGCTCATTGTTGAGCTCGATGACACCAACAAGCAGCGGATCAACTATCAGGACTCACCGCAGTTCGTGAACGGATTGATCATCGTTGCCGGCAAAATTCAATTCAGGAAGTAAGCCATGGGAACCACAATCACCAGCCGCGCCGTACTGAACGCCGGCGCTCTGGGCCGCCTGCCCATTAAAGAAGGCGCAGAAATCGAGTTTGGTAACCTCAAGCGTGAAGCGGTCATGGGCGATGACGGCGTGCTGGGACACAGCGAAGTGTACGACGGCGCGCCCTACATCAAAGCCACCATCGTGCACGCCAAAGCGACCGATGAAGACGCCATCAAAGCGTTCGTGGATGAGAACATCACCCTCGAGCTCAACAGCGGCAAAGTCTACACCCTCACGGATGCCTGGACGGTGGACCCGCTCACGCTGAATGTCAAAGACGGCCAGCTGGAAGTGTTGTTCAACGGCTTTGAACTCATCTCACAATAAGGAGCGTGACATGCTATCGATTTTGTTAAAGCGGCAAGCTCAGCAGCAAAAGGCGGCTCAGGCCAATCCGATGCCAGCCGCGGCGCAACCCGCCCCGACGGGCAACACCGCCCGCCCGACGTTGGCCGACAAACCGTGGGAAGAAACGCAGGTCATGCTCAAACAGGATTTGGCGTTCCTGCGCACGCTGGCCGGCTCTCAGGAAAAAGATCCGTACAAAGCCGAGCTGGTGAAGAAATACCAGCCGCTGGTTGAAAAGCTTCTCACCACTCACACCGACCTCGGTAATCTCGATGTGGTGTGGTGGTTCTATCAGTGGCAGGTTGATTTGGGCCAACTGACGAGTGTACACGACAGCTTCCGCGCGGCCATCGACATGGGGCTGGGCACGCCGGACAGCTGGAAGTCAAACGGCCAGACCGCGTTCTGCGACATCGTGTTCCAGTACTCGCACCACGCCTCGAAAGAGAAGCTGGCGTTTAACCGCGACTACCTGCTTCAGGCTGTTGCCGATTTGCAGGCCGGAAACCTCGCCACTAACGCGCCGCTCAAGGTGAAGATGTTCCGTCTGGCAGGTGACTGGTATGACGCAGACGGCGACACCGGGAAAGCGTACGCGCTGTTTGATGCGGTAATGAAACTCGACCCGAACAAAGGCGGTCGCAAGACCCGACTCAACGAACTGAAGGAAGAACTCGGCTATGGCAACTCCGATTAACAATCAGGCTGAAGTGAAAACGGCCACGCTGGCCACCCCTATCGTGAAAGATGGTGTGGAAATCAACACGGTGGACATTCGCAAACCACATTCGGGCAACCTGCGCGGACTCAGCCTGATTGATGTGTGTGAGATGAAATTTGATGCCGGTGAAATCCTGCTGCCGCGCATTTCGTCTCTGACTGAGCGCGATGTGCTGAACCTGCCACCGGAGAACTGGGCGCCACTTTTGACCACCATCGCCTCTTTTTTCGTGAACACGGAACTCTGATAAACCGGGTTGAGGACTATTACGCCGACATCGCCATGGTCTTTCACTGGCCGCCGAGCGAAATAGACGCCCTCAGCTACGACGATTTATTACTGTTCCGCGAGCTGGCACGGCAACGAACCGAAACACAAGAGAGCGATTAGCTCTCTTTTTTGTATGAAGGACATCCGGATGAAGATGAACCTCTCTGTGGTGATGGGACTGAAAGACAAAGTGTCCGCACCGCTAAAAGGCATGGCGAGTGAGTCAGACCACTACGCCAAAGCCATCAAAAAGATTCAGAAAGCGCAGGCGGATGACTCGGCCGCGATCGGCATGATTGGCTCATTCAAAAACACCAAAAAGGCGATGAGCCAGAATACGCTTGCGATGGCATCAGCCAGTGAAAAACTTCGTGAGCTGCAAGCCAGTGCAGCCGCGGCAGGGAAACCGACCGCCGCCCTCACGGAGAAAATTGCCAAACAGCAGCAGCGGGTCGATAAGCTCACACAGCAGCAGGACCAGTACAAAACACACCTGGTCAAATTGGGTGGTGAGCTGAAAAAGACAGGCGTCAAAGTGCACGACCTCGATGGCGAGAACAAGCGGCTGGAAAGTCGCTACAAAAAGCACGGCGCGGAAATCATCAAACTGAGTAAGAAATACGCCATCCTGCGCGGCGCGATGTCGCCCCTGCAAAAACTCAATGGCGCTATTCGCCTGCCGAATGTGGCCGGAGCGGCACTCGGCAAAGGTGCCGCCCTGCTTGGTGGTTTCAGCCTGGCCGGACTGGCAGCCGAGGTGAACAGCAGCGCGGCAGAGATGGACAAACTTGCCAAGAAATCCGCCAACCTCAATCTGCCGATCAGCGAACTGCAGGCCATGCAATCGCAAGCCGAACACGCGGGCGTGAGCGCCGATGCGCTGTCGGCCTCAATGACTCGCTTTACCCGCCGTCTGGGTGTTCTTCAAACCACCGGAGCGGGCGCACTGGGCAGTTACCTGAAAAAGAGTAAGAACGCCGCGTTCCGCGATTTACAGGGCGCGAAAGATACTCAGGAAGCCTACCAGATGCTGCTGGAGTCTTTCTCTAAACTCAAAACCGCGCAGGAGCAGATGGCGTTTGCGGATGCCGCCTTTGGTGACAGCGGGCGGGAAATGCTCATCATGCTGCGAGAAGGCACGCAGGGGCTAACTGCTGCGCGTCAGGAGTTCAACGATTTGGGTGGTGGTGCTACCGCCGAAGATGCCGCGAAGGCCGAAGCGTACAACGACGCAGTGCAGCGCATCTCCGAAAGCCTGCGATCGATTAAGTTTGCCGCGCTGGCGCCGATTATGGAAAAAGCCACCCGGCTGTTTACCGAGTTCTCGGAGAAGTTCAAAAACACCCAGTGGCGCACCGAGTTTATGGACAAAGTGATTCAGACCGTCAACGGGCTGTATCAGGCGCTGGAGTTCTTAGGCAAAGGGCTGATTTTTGTTACGCAGAACTTCAAAGGCATTATCACCATTCTGGCGATCGCCAAAGTGGCGCTGATTGGCCTCAATGCGGTGATCATGGCCAACCCGATTGGCATGATGGTCACGGCCATTGGCGCCGCGATTATTGCCATCACCTACCTGGTGGATAAGTTCATCGGCTTAGACAAAGTTGTCAACTGGGTGAAGGAGCAATTCATCGGACTGTGGGACGGGATTAAGAAGCTCATCAACCTGCTGCCGGACTCTCTCATTCCTGACGGCTGGGAAAAAGGTTTGAATGCTGCCGGCACAGAAGTCGATAACCTGGCGAACAAACTCGACAGCATCAAAGACAAGAACGCCACTCTGGGAATTGTCACCAACGAAACCCGCAACCAAACAGACCGCACCAAAGCCTATACTGACTATCAAAGCGGCGGCTTGCCTGCTCACAAACCTTACAATCCCTATCAGCCAATCAAGAGTCAGACGTTGAACAGCCGATCGGAAGTCGCACTGACGATTAAGTCAGACAAACCGGTGACGGTGGACAAGGCAAAGAGTGAGAAAGGAACCGACCTTAGTCTGGATGTCGGGAACTTAGGCTGGAGCTATTAGAACTACACCCGAGGACAAAATGTGGTCACTAAGTTAATAAAAACAATACAAATCAATTAGTTATTATACGACAAAACCCGCTAAAAAGCGGGTTCTGTGCGAATTTATGGTGCGTCCGAGTGGACTCGAACCACCGACCCCCGCCATGTCAAGGCGATACTCTAACCAGCTGAG